ACCGCTATGTACCGAAACTATATGCGGGAACTAGAAACCGCTATTGGTCAGAACACTAGCGCGGCTAATCTATCTTTTGCGCCTCAACCCTCTAGCGTCTTAATTGGCTACGAAAACATTCCTGACAGCGGCTACGGCGGCTAAATGGCATTAGTACAGGGAAATGCTGCACAGGTTGCCTCACTTCCTGCACCCGTAGGCGGCTGGAACGCCCGTGACTCATTGGCTAACATGGAACCCACGGACGCGGTTACTCTAGAAAACCTATTCCCGCAAACCTCTAACGTAGTTTTAAGAGGTGGATACGCTGAACACGCCACAGGGCTAGGCGGTCAAGTACAGAGTTTAATGGTTTATAACAGCGGTGCTACCGTCAAGATGTTTGGCGCAGCCGCTACTAGTTTAAATATATACGATGTAACCGCCGCAGGAGCCGTAGGAGCAGCGCAAGTCTCTAGCATTAGTAACGCCAAGTACGAATACATCAACGTCACCACGGCAGCAGGCGGCTACCTATACGCAGTAAACGGGGCTGATGCGCCTTTACTGTATGACGGCACGACATGGGTTAGCGTGACGGCAATTAGTACAATAGCTATCACGGGCGTGACCACGACTAACTTGTCTAATATCCAACTATTTAAGAATCGGGTCTGGCTCCTAGAGAAAAATACTTTAAAAGCATGGTATTTACCGACCAACGCGGTGGGCGGTGCAGCACAGGCCCTAGACATGAGTGCCATTGCAAAGCAAGGCGGCTCCCTAATTGACATGGATGCTTGGACAATAGACGCAGGGTACGGCGTAGACGATCAATTAGCATTTATCACGAGTAACGGTGAAGTAATTTTGTGGCGTGGGACCGATCCCGCATCGGCCTCTTCTTGGGCATTAGCAGGAATCTGGAAACTAGGCGCACCCATTGGTAATCGGTGTATGTTGAAGTACGGCGGTGACCTACTTGTACTGACTACGGATGGTTTACTACCGTTAGCCCAAGCCTTACAGAGTAGTCGTTTAGACCCCAGAGTGGCCCTTTCCAACAAAATATCAGGGGCTATTTCATACGCCACGCAAAACTATAAAAGTAATTTCGGCTGGGAAATTGTTTTTTCACCCGAGCACAACGCGGTGTGGATAAATGTACCTGTTGCGGTAGGACAACAAGAGCAGTATGTAATGAATACCATTACTCAAAGTTGGTGTAAGTTTACCAACTGGGACGCTAACTGCTTCTCTTCTTACGACAATCAACCTTATTTTGGCGGTAGCGGGATTGTCTACAAGGCGTGGAACACTAATTACAAGGACGATACTGCAAACATTGCCACTAACTCTTTGCAAGCCTTTAACTACTTTGAAAGCCGAGGCGTACAAAAGTATTTTACCCGCGCTAGACCTTCTTTATTCACGGACGGACTGCCCGAAATATTCCTCGGAGTAAACGTAGACTTTAACGTACAAGACACCGCAGCCGCTATTAGTGCGCCGGTATCGGTTGTAGGTTTGTGGGATAGCGGTGTATGGGACTCGGCTCTGTGGGGCGCAGGACTGCAAATAACGAACAACTGGCAGGGCATTACAGGAATAGGGTACTGCGCTGCATTACAATTTAAATCGGCTAGCTCTGGATTACAGATTGAGTGGGCCGCCACAGACGTAGTGTTTCAGGGCGGATGGGCAGGAATATAATATCTGGACAGCGCGTTGGTGACTGGGTTGCCAACGAACTGGGCATAGGCTATTTAGCTAGCCGATCACAGGCTATTGGATTAGAAAAGGACGGAGAAATTATTGCAGGTATCGTGTATGAAAATTGGACAGGAAGATCCATTGTGTGTCACATGGCTTTCCCTAATCCTATTACCGCACGATTTTTAAGCGCAATATTTGATTATGCTTTTAATGTTTGTAAGGTAGAAAAAGTCATAGGCTTTACTCCCGCCGCAAATGTTAAGGCACAGAAGTTAGTTGAAAAGATGGGCTTCTCCACCGAAGGGCGTATAAAAGACGTATACCCCGATGGGGACATGATTTTAAATACAATGGCAAAAGAAAATTGCCGCTTTTTAGGTAAACGATATGAGCAAAAGAACAATACCACCTCCCGCCACGCCTGATTACGCAGGAGCTGCAAGAGAACAGGGTGTAGCTAATCTAGAGGCAGCGCGGTTAGGTTCTAAACTATCTAACCCTAATGTCATTACGCCATTAGGTCGGCAGACGGTTACCTATGGTGGAAACCAGACTAACAAGCAAGCCTATCAAGCGGCACAAGATTTATATAAACAAAAACAAGCCGCACCTCAACCTACTGGAACAGGCACACAACAACCTCCTAACGCAATGCAGCCTGATTATCAAGGCGGTTATAGACCGTCTGATGAATTTTCTATGTACAACGAAGGAGACATGGCTCCACAAAATACTTATCGTGGCGGTTATGGCGGTGCAGATACCAGTGGTTATGGCGGTGGTTATAGCGGTGGATACGGTGGTGGTGCTGGTTTATACGGTATGCCCAATGTTCAAGGCAGCCAAGGAAACCAAAATTACCAAGGCGGCACAAGCAATCAAGGTCAAGGTTATGACTTCAGTAAGTACGGAAATTACCGTGGTGATGTAGCACCTAATGAAAAGGATTTTCAAGACTTTGTTGAAAGTGACCAACCGACTATTACACAGACCTTAACACCCGATGCACAAGCTAACCTTGAAGCACAACAAAGAGTAGAACGTGCGTATTCAGGATTAGGAGAACAGTCATTAGGTAGACTATCCGGCACAGTTAACCGTGATAAGTTCAACGCAGCCACACAAGCATGGGAAGCTGGTGGTAGACAAGGACAAGCCCCTACCGCAGAACAATTTAAAGAAGGCGGTCTATTAAATTCTACCTTTGCCCCGACAGGATTAAGGGATTATGAAAACAATTTAAGTGCCGGTAATGTAGCCGATGCACCTAACTTGATGGGCATGGGACAAGCCGAGGCTAACGTACAAGCACAAGGCGTAAACTATGGCCCACAAGCCGGACAGTTTGGCATGGCAAGCGGGGGGCCATCAGCGGGTCAATTTGGCTACGCTAGTGGTGGCCCATCCGAAGGGCAATATGGTTATGCACAAGGTGGCCCACAAGCAGGTCAATATGGTTACGCACAAGGCGGCGTAAGTGGCCCTGAATTGCAAAGCCAGATCAATACTCGTGGCCTAGCCCAAGCCCCAATCAATGCAGGTATGACCGCGCAAAACGCTATCATGTCCCGCCTAGATCCGCAGATTAGACGGCAACGTGCTGGAGTAGAAAACCAACTTGCACAACAAGGGTTAGTGCGGGGCGGTGAGGCATACGGAGCTGCAATCAACGAACAACAGCAGCAAGAAAATGACCTACGCACACAGGCCGCACTTCAAGGCATTAACTTGGACATGGCAGCTCGGCAGCAAGGCTTTGGTGAACGGCAGAACATGGGCAGCTTTGCTAATACTGCTGCGTTATCAGGCTTTGGCGCGGATGTACAGAATCAGCAACTGCGTAACCAAGGCATTGGACAGAACTTTGCACAAGCTCAAGCCGCAGCACAAGGTAGCAACCAGGCCATAGGACAGAACTTTGGACTTGGTCAAGCCGCCGCACAAAGCCGAAATCAAGCCATTGGACAAAACTTTGGACTAGGTCAAGGGGCATCACAAGCACAAAATGCAGCTATGGCGCAGAACTTTGGACAAGCTCTGCAAGGTCAAGGAGCGTACAACACCGCCGCCGCGCAAGCCTTTGGTCAAAACATGGACTTGCAGAACGCTAGAAATGCAGCATTAGCTACTAACCAAAACACAGCTATGCAGCAGCAACAAGCCCAGAACGCAGCTTATGCACAACGGTTTAACCAAAATACAGGAGCTGCACAGTTCAATAACGCTGCTCGTCAAGCGCAGTTACAAGAGCAAATTGCTTTGCGTAACCAACCGCTAAACGAAATAAGCACGTTGATGGGGGGTGGGCAGATACAGATGCCACAGTTCCAAGCCTATTCAGGCTCAACGGTTAACGCAGCACCCACATTCCAAGGCGCACAGTTAACAGGTCAAGCAGCGCAAAATGTATATAACCAACAAGTAGCAGCACAAAACGCTAACGCTAAAGGGTTGTATGATTTAGCTGGAACAGCGGTTTCAGTATTCTAATGTTAGGACTAGCGTTTAGCGGCGGTAAGGACTCTTTAGCGTGTTGGTATATCTACCGCTCTAAAGACCCTATTGTTATCTGGGTTAATACAGGAAAGGTGTACCCAGAAACTTTAGCTTTGGTAAACGAAGTACGCGCTGAATGTTCAGAGTTTATTGAAGTAAAGACTAACCAACAGGCACAGAATGATGAATTTGGATTACCTGCTGATTGTGTGCCTATTAATCATACACTTTATGGCATGAACTTTACGGGTCAACAAACCGTCAAAGTGCAGAGTTATTTAGGATGTTGTGCGGAAAATAAAAGTCTACCGTTAATGAAAGCGGCTAAAGAGCGTGGTATTACTCACCTGATACGCGGTCAACGTAACGATGAAGCCTACATTTCAACCGCTAAAAACGGAGATATGGTGGAAGGAATTACCTTTGTCCAACCGATAGAAGATTGGACTACCGAACAAGTTAAAGCCTTTCTATTGACCCAACGCCCTCGGTTGCCCGAACACTTTGACATAGAACACTCTAGCTTGGATTGCTATGATTGCACCGCCTACGCTTGCCACTCCTCTGACAGAGTAGAATGGATGAAAAG